GTCATCCAGAGCGCATTATCTGGCTGGCGCTGGAACGCAATCGATGTGATCCCGGGATCGGTGATGTGTTCAGAGAACGTGGTAATATCTCCGTCCTTATATCCATAGGACGAGATCGAGTAATTCAGTTCGTAGAGCTTCTTGAGATCTCTCTGCACGTGCAGTATGGCATCACCAACCACAAGTGGCATAATAGGGGCGTCACCGGTTGACGGCTGAGGCTTGGCCACAACGTTGCTTCCTGTCAGTGGGTCGTCTCCTCCGTTGCTACCTGCAAATGAAAACAGTCCGGAAGATGTCCCTACTATCAGAGAGTTCCCCGCTGGTCGCAGCCACATGATGTATACTCGTTCTGACGATCCGATAGTGTGCGTAAATGCGTAGCTGTCCTGCTGGTCTGTTGCTCCGGTAATCCCCTCGAAATTGTAGTAGTCTCCAGCATATGAGCCTGTGATGGACTGAGGCTGGTAGTATGTCCCTCCGTAAATGATTCGCTCCTGGAAGAACGCAATCGAGCGCGGGTACCCGCGGTAGTTACTCCATGCGCCTTCCATCCATAAAGATGTTCCAGTCGTTCCCCATAGTTCAGACTTGACCGAAGCAGATGCAAGAGTGCTTGATGTTACACTCGTTATCCTAACCCAACCATATGAGTAGATTGATTCTGTTTCAATCATAGCCCTAGGACTGCTGTTCTCGTGTTCGATGTAAGTGAACTTTAGACGCCAACTCTCATAGACTTTTTCCTGCTCGAATTGATTGTTGAAGTTCTGATCTTTATCCGACTCAAAGGTGTATACAGTCTTCCATACTCCGTCTTCCTGTCGCTGAACCTCAAGCGTCCCGGACCACGTTCCGCTGGTTCTTACAGTGAACTTTCCCTTGATAGGAATTGAAGAAGACGTGCCTGTTGCCGTAAGGTCTAACTTAACGGTTTGTGCGTCTCTCCTGTGCCCAAGCTTGAAGTATGCTCCTACGTGTAACGGATCGAACAACGATGCCGATGCACTCAGAGTGATGTTGCCTGTCTTCCCTGACGGAGTAATTGTTGTGCTCGTGATGTTCTCTTGCAGGAACGGCGGCTCGTCGAACGGGATTTCTTCCATCACCCAGTTTACGTCACCGTACCGCATGAGACGGTAAGGCGGATGATCTTGGCAGGTAATCATCATCACGTCGTTGATCTGCACGTATTGCAGTTCCTGCACCTGGTCTTCGGTATACGGGTGAGCGACTTCGTAGATGTCTTCTCCGTCGTATACTGGTCCCCCGTCCTTATAGAACCTGAAATAATACTCACCGACTTCGATGTTGAACGTGTCGTAAATGGAAAACACGAACGGGATGCTTCGGCTCTTCTTTGACGAGTCCTTCGTTTCTCCTGCGAACACAGTCCCCTGTCTGCTCGTTACGTTCCCATACTTCTGCGCATACATGTTCTTCAACGTCCTACACCCGCGGCCTACCTGCTCCAGGTCTGGACGTGAGTACAGCAGCGGGCTGATCTCACCGCCGTTGAAGTTCATCTGATCGAACTTGTCGATTCCAGCCTTAGACATAGAATGATCCCCTTGCTTTGATGCTTCTGCTTCTGCGTTGTGGTAGAACTTCCTTCGGATTCTGCTGTGTCAGGTCGATCGCACGTGCGCGTGAGACGAACGACTGGTATTCCAGGTAGAGCTTTTCAGCAACCTGTGGGCGGCGAATCTCTGCAAACCTGAACGCTACCAGTGCAGTGAGTGCCGATGCAAGGAGTGGATCCATCGAAATGGCATCGTCTGGCTCCGATACGTATTCGAGTTCGAGCGTCTCTGCGTCTGTGTAAATCCGGCCCTTGTATACCTTGTAGATTCTCATGGATTCCTGCAACGGAACTCCATTTACTTCCATGATTCTTACGCAGTCTTCCGGGAGGTCGTAAATAAAATCGAAGCCGAACAGCGGAGTGTCTTCGCTCGCTGTAAGGACTGCCTGAGACAACATGCAGCGCCACGGGTGGTCTCTAGACATTTCATTGATGCACTCTGTGTAGATGTTCTCGGCCATCGTCTTCGTGATGAAGTTCGGATCCCCGAAGTCTACGTGTCTCGGTTCGGAAATCTTTCCGATTGCCGCGGTGAGGATCGAGTTGCTGTCGCCGATGTCATGCCACATGCTCTTGGTTTCTGCGACAGACGGGTCTCCTGCGTATGCGTTGATTGATCCGCGGTATTGTTCTGTCAGATACTTCGTGATCTCTGCGTCCTGTTTCCTTACTCCGCAAATCTTAGCAGCAAGGTAGAGCGACAGGACTTCAACCATCTGTGCGCAGTAGTAGCTCTCGTCTGAGATAAACGCTGTGTATGTCAGCTCTGCCGACGTTGCGTTCGTTACGATTTTCTTCCCTTCAATGGAGTAGTAATCGCGGTCTGGTGCGCTTCGATCGTTCAGGTATAGGTCTCTCAGGTGATCTGTCGGCAGTGTGAACGAGTAATCCCACCCGAAGGCAGGCCCGTCCGCGTCACGCGGCAGTGACGTCCTCTTAGTCAGGCATCGCCATGGCAACGCTGTGGAGACTTCTTTAACTGTGGTGTCCCATATGCCGTTAATAAACGATGCGTTCAGGGAGGTCGTATCCTCGATGGATACGATTCGCTTTTCTCCGACTAGGATCAAAGCCTCGTTAGCAATATCTGTCTTGGTTGCCATGATTATCCTTATACAAAAACGGGAGGCGGTAAAACCGCCCCCCGCCTCTATGACACTGGAATGGATGAGAACGAATTAAATCTTAACGAACGCCATCTTGACAGTAGCGTCGGCACCAGTGGTGGGTGTGTCTATCGTCGCTACGGTTGCGATCACTGTCGTTGCTTCTGTGGTTGCCACAGGAGCGATTGCCTGTGCGCCACCACTGAACGCTACTGTTCCTGCGTCTGCAAGGCTGATTCCGACTGCGTAACAATCTGCGTCGTCCGATGTTCCGATGTTTACGGTGAACGTCTTGCCGAAATCATCGCATGTTACAGAGGACAGTTCAGGAACCGGAAGCATTCCGGCAGGAACGATAAACAGATTTGCGGTATCTGTGGCAGCGTCGAAACTTGCTCCGCAAGCGATCTTAGCCGTATACATCACGACCGGTTTCCCGAGCCGATAGTTATTCGGGACTTGACTGGTCTCGATGCTGGCAGTCTGTAGGGTATATGTATCAGAATTGATAGTAGCCATTGTAAATTCCTCCTATTTGTTAGATTGAGGCATACTTGGTTTTCACCTGAATGACACCCTCGTCGAGAGAGCGGACGGCGCCATTCATCCATTCTGCCCAAGTCTGGAGAGCGTAGCCCTTGTCAGGGCGAACGTCGATGCGTGCGTCACTCTTACCGGGATTGAAGTAAACGGCTTCGGGCTTGTAGAACAAGCAGTTTATGATTCCGTTGTCCTCGTCCTTGGTGAGTTCGTTGCAGAAGTGCCAGGTGATGCCCATCCAGGTTTTACCGAACAGGGTGCCACCGTCGATCGGTGAAGCATTAGAGAAATCCTTGCTGCGCAGCTCGTTCACGTTGTCGATGAGATACTGCTGGTCATACTCGGAAATCAGAGCATGGATTCCATCGCCAGCCCATTGATACGGGGTGAGCATGCGGATTACGGTAGATACCTTGCTGAAGGTCAATCCGGTATCGCCGTGTGCGATCTTCTGAGTGTCAGGCAGTGGGATGCCTTCGGTTGGTGCGTCTGCGCCGGTGTAGGCAGTGCCTTCCATCTGTTCGATGATATACCGGTCGTTGTCGCGGGCCATCGCGTAGTTATACTGCTGCAATGTCTCAGACTTCGGCAAGACGATGTCCTTGAGGAGCTCTTCGTCCCAGTAGTCGAACGCGGGATATTCCTGCGGACCGCGGATGGAGTTAACAATCCAGCGGTTCTTCGCCTTAAATTCGGCGAGGACTACGTCACGAAAACGACCGGACTTTGCTTCGGTGCTGAGGGGGAGCGGAGTCTTGAACTCCTTGGATTTGCCCTTGAAGGGGCGCTGTGCAATCGTCGGGATGATCACACTCTGTTTCTGCTGAATAGTTGCTTCCCAGCTCTTGCCATATTCGGCTTGATAAAAGTCGGGAATGTTCATTGGGTTTGCCATTTTTAGACCTTTTATTTGATGTTAAACGCTAAGGGTGTCCAACATGGGCCTTATTCTCCGACTCGCCAATGGCCTGTAAACAGGGTGTCACTCGCTCCGTCATTAAATATCATGCGCATGAACGCGCTTTCGTCAATGTTTTTTACCGCTAAATGCCTTTCTTGATGCTTCGTGATACTCTTCGGCCAGCTTGCCATACAGAGTCATGTCTCCTGCGCTGTGCGCATCGACCATCTTCTTGGCGAGATCTTCGACTTTTACCTTCGCATTCGCAGCGTCGGCAGGAGTAATCCCCTGTGGGTCGTAGCCTGTCTCGCCGATCAGATCGGACGCCTTTACCAGGGCACGAATCAGATCCATGTTGTTCCCGATTACCGGGTTGTTGAAATTGAGCCCGAGCTTCTGGGCAACTCTGACAGCGCCTTTCAAAATCGCGCCTGCCTTATCGCCGTATTCCTTCTTGATCGCCTCAGACGTGCTCTCATACATCCGCTTCATCTGGACTTCTTGGATCTTCTGGTGCAGTCCGACTGCTGAGTCCAGTGCTGCCTGGGATAAATTGTTCTCGTGCGCCCACTGTTTCGTAATCGCAACGACATCAGGGTCGAACTCTGCACCTTCCGGTGCACCTTCAGGCAGATTCATCTTGTAACCGTCAACAGAATCCGGGGCGCCGTTCGCCTTGCGCAGTGCTGCTGCGTATTCCTTCTTAACCTCGTCAGGAGCGTCGTCAGCGGGTTTTTCAAGCCCCTTGCGACTTGCCATATGGTTCAGGTTCTCAAGGCCCTTGGCGAGCTCCTCAGCGTTCTTATACTTACTGAATAATCCGCGGGCAGACTTATACTGCTCAGGGATCGCATTCAGCAGGTCTTGGCTTACGCTGCCGTCTTCGCTATACATGCTGAACGCAGCAGGCTTATCCTCGACTACCGGATCGCCAACCGGCGGCTGCTCATTCACGGGCGGCTGCTCGCTTACAGGTGGCTGTGTTGGTTCGCTTACTGCTGCATCTCCGAGTATACTCTCACTCATCGTTCGTCTCTCCTTCGTGTTTCAGATATTTAATCAGTTGAAAATACGCGCACCGCATTCCGTCACGGTGGGCTGCTAAAATTGGGTCGAGGTGCGTTCCGGTTGACATAAACACTGGCGTGTCTACGCCGAACATATTCCTCAGTGTTTCGAGTCGCTTGCGCTGGTCTTCGGTGCCGGAGTCTCCGTTTCCGAACGCACTGCGCATCAGTCCGAGCTCGTCTTTCTTCGGCATGGATACAGGATCCTGCTTCTTCGCACGCCTGTTGTGTATGAATCGTCCGCTCATCCTATTACATTTCCCTTCCGAGTAGTCCTGCGTCTGCTGCATTCTTCGCGGCTTCGGATCCGTCCTTCGCAATCTGGAGTTCAGTCATCATCTGCTGCTGTTCGGCGCGGGCCTTCTGCAACTTCTTAACGGTGTCCTCCTTCATCATGTATTCTTCGGATACGCTGAACGCGCGAGCCATGCCGCGGATCATCTTGTTTAAATCGAAATTATCAACCACGCCAGGGTCGAACGCTGCCAGCGTCGGCAAGACCTGCAACACCTGGAACGCTCCTTTGGTCTGCACAGCCTGTGCTGCACGGGCGATTTTACTGCTGTAGACTACCTCTGGGATCAGGCTGTTCGGCCCGTTCCGTTCTGCATACGCACGCAGGCGCGGCGGCAGCGGCGGTGCCATACCGTTGCGCACCATCAGCGCGAAGACTCGTTTCAGCAGGGGCCCTGCAAATTCTGAGTAGAACCTGGCCTGCATGGGGTGGAAAATTGTCAGCTTCTCGTCCGCGAGCTGCATCGCCTCGAACGTCGCCATGCGCTTCGAGGTCTCGCTGAATACGTTGAACACGTCCGTGTAGAACAGGGCCTTGATCTGGTTCTCATACATCAGGCGCTGTTGTTCGCCGGCCAGCGAATTAGCGCGTGTGTTCAGTTCTCTCGGCAGTGCGTCAGGTCTGTTGCCGTCGTAATATGTGACGCCTCCCGGGGAGTTGTTGATCGGGTATGGCAGCGTGTCTGGCACCAACATCGATGGGTCGGTCTGCTTCTCCAGCATGGCATCCATCGCCGAGTTGATGAAATTCAATTCACGGATCGCCGGCAGCGCATCCATCGCAGGACTTCTGCCGCATACGCTGTTCCGGATTCTGTTACAGCGCATGACGAATATCGGCATCTCGTCGTAACCGCCGTTCTGACACATGTGCTTGTTGCCGAGTTCAATCCAGATGTCGGCCACAGGCTTGTTCGCCTTGTCCAGCTTTCCGGATTCACGGAACCTGTCAGGGCGAACCATGATCATGTGCACATATTCGTGCTTGCGGTCTACCATGTCCGCCTTGGTGCCGTCTCCGTATTCCTCGCGCACTGCCTCGCTCAGGTTCTCGATGCCGAACCTGGACACCGCCTGTGAGTTCGTCAGTTCTACTTTTTGGCAGAACGCTTCGACTTCTCCGTAGTTTCCTTCCGCGATGAAATATCTCCCGCCATCAAACTTCTTGAACCACAGTCCTTCGCCCTTACGCCACTCAGACAACATGGTTCCGAGTCCTGCCCAACCCATGTCCAGGAACGCTTCGTGCAGCTCCAGGTAGAAATTACTGCGGGCCATCGCGACGCGTGCACGTGAGGAAAACGTATTGTAGTACGACCTTACGTCGTCATACTGTCCGATCTCTTCGTTGCCTTCCATCGAGAACCAGACTTCGTTTACCGGGCACATATACGCCAGCAGTCCTGCAGCCAGTTGGTTGTTACACGATATCGCCGTGGTGTCGAATAGGTTTCCGTCGATGTCCTGTTGGTCAAGGTCGCTGAACGAGAGCAGGTCTTCCTTGCTAGGCGCAACGAAACGGGCCACACCGCGCAGGATTTCCTGCATGGTCGAACCTTCAGTCTCCATGTTCGTGTAACGCGCCAGCGTGTAGTTGACCAGCGTATCAGGTTCCATCAGGCGAATCCTCCGAGCACGGTTCTTCCGCCGGTTGTCTGCTGCGGACCGGCTGCCTGTGACAATACTGTCGCCTGCATTCCTTGTCGTTCCAGTTCACTGATGCGCGCCTGTCGAGACGCCTCAGCTTGGTTCTGCTGATCAACGACTACAGGTGACGATGTCTGTGGCTTGCCTCCTGAAAAACTCATTTCTCACATGATCCTACGTTTTCCTACGTGTGTCAATATACTTTTCGCACGTTCCATCGGCAGGGTTATTACTCGGCCGTTGTGCACCCAGCGCGCATACGGCAGATCCAGCGGGCAGCATTCCCAGATCAGGCTCATGTCGCCGGCCGCCGCCTGCACGTGCCAGCAGTCCGGGTTCTCGAAGCGGTGCAGCAGGTTCGCGATGTCACTCGCCGGCGCGTTCCGGCATACTGGCCTCGCCATGATGAACAGCTTCGGTGTGCTCAGCACATATCCGTTCGCCAGATACGCGTGCACGTCCTGGATAAATGGCCGGTCGGCTAACTCAGCATTCGCCGCGTAGTGGTCGGCCATCGCGAAGATCGGGTAATCACTGCCTGTATATTCGCACATTTCTCGGGCTCCTCACGTTCGAGTGAATCTTCATGATCGTTCGCGTCGGCAACTCGCCGTCTTCACTGTAGGGCTCGATATACCTCTGCTTGTGGAACGATTTCGCGCTTTCGGTGATCGCACTCTTGTCCATTACCATGCCGCCATACATCGCCTCAACAAACGTTCGCAGCGCGTCGGCCCCGTGGCTGTAGATGTCGTGCACAGGTTTTGTCTGCAATTCCTTCCCGCTCGTCCCGGCAACTTCCTTGCAGCGGTATTTCTCCAGAGCGTCCAGACCGCTTGGGACTACTATCTTCTCAACTTCTTCCTGGGCCCGACCGCAGTTCGTCGCATGGATGAAACACTTTTTCAGGAACTTCGTTGTCTGTCTGATGCCTACCCAGGAGTCCGCTGGCTTCGGCACTTTTACGATGTTGTCCAGCCCGTAGCGCATCAATTCCTTCTTCCACGATGGACCGTGCGACTTGCCTTCGCCGGATTCACAGTCGTGCGGCAGGTAGTTCCACCTGATGTCCTTGCCATACTGTCGCTCCCAGCGCCGTATCTGCATCACGTAATCTTCGCCACCTTTGTAGCACGATGAGTAGTAGTCCACCAAATATGCCCAGGGTCCCGATAACGCAATCAACCAGATACAGGTCAGGTCTACTTGTCCGATGTCCCACCCGGTATACAGGTGCGGAACGTCCGGTAAATCGAAGTCTACTATCTGTGGCGTCTCGCGGTTCCTGATCTCTGAGATCACAGGCCCGTGGATCGAACCGACCAGCGTCGAGCTCAGCATCTCCTCCAGCGTCGCAGGGTATTCACATGTCATCTTGTCTCCCTGCGTCTCAGCCTTCTTCGACCACCAGAACTTCTGCCCTTCCGTCAGCTCGATACCTGCCTTCTTCAGCCCATTGAAGTATTCTTCCTCACGCGCTGTGTAAATCTTGCGCATGTTCAGCTCCAGCGTGTTCGCCTTGTCCCAGTGCCAACCGTAGAAAAACAGTTTCCAGTCCAGCGCCGATGCCTTCGCGTCTCCAGGATACTTCTGCGCCAGACGAACGAAGTCATAAAACATCCCGCTCTGTCCGCCTGTGTGCGTTGACTCGATTATTATTCGGTTCCCGGCATGCACCGTGTTCATCGAACCGGCTTTGATTTCCAGCGCAGCAGCAGGCCGCTCCAGCGCAATCGGGCCCAGCTCTGATATGTGCAGCATCTGTGTAGTCCCACCGCGGATACTCGGGCTCGTCCAGATTGTCGAGTTGTTCGAGAACGTCATCTCGTGGTCGTTGCTGCGCTTGATCGTTATGCCTTGCTTGATTAACGCCCCCAGTGCGCAGGTCTCAGGGTCGTCCGCGTCGTCCAGGTGCTCATACGCAAATTTACATTTCGCCAGCTTCTTCGCACCGTCCAGGTCAGTCCTGTCCACGATACCGGCGTTCTTGTC